TGGCCAGCGGCGAGTACAGCGTGTGGCCGAAGTGCTGCAGCGGCTTCGGCAGCGAGCGGATGGCAGCCTGCACCAGGCCGGCGGCCAGCATGTGGGCGCTACGCCCGTTGGTGTCCTTGCGGTCGGGGTGCGTCTCGTTGGCCACCCGCCCCTTCTTGCCCAGCGCGGCCTTGTCGGCCGCCACCGCCAGCACTGAGCTCCGACTCTCGTAGAAGGCGTCGTGCCAAGCCTGGCGCGCGCTGATCAGTCTCATTTCGACTCTCCCCTGTAGTTTCCTGTAGTCACTGCTCGCCCTCGAGGAGAGGGACGATCTTCACTCGCACGCCTGGCGTTTCGCCGTAGCGCTTCCCCACCACCGCCTTCACGACCTGGACGTCGTCCTTCCAGACAACGCCGTTCAGGCCGTCGTAGATCGCTTTGATCACGTTGTCCATATCGGGCTTCTTGGTGGGGTACAGCTGCCCGGCCAGTGCCTGGGCCTTCCGCTTTTTCGACATGGATTGAGGGATGCTCAGGGCGATGTCCAGCTCGACCATCACCGGGCCTTCCAGCAGCGCGCGGCCCGCCATTGCCTGGTAGCCACTGTGCGCGATCAACCCCTCGTAGTTGGCCGTCTTCGCCGGCGTGAACATCCTGGCGTCGGCGCCGACGCGACCGATGCGAGGCCTCCCCTTCCCTACCGGCTCGCCGGGTACGGTGAACATCACCGGGCGGAGGTCATGCATCACGGCGCACCTCCGGCGCTTTCCGGCGCATCTTGGCCAGCAGCAGTTCCCGCGCCTGGGCGCCACTGAGCCCATCCAGGCCCTGGGCTTGCATCCGCCGGCGGAGCTGCCGCTCGGCCTCATCCTCGGCCAGGTCCAGCAGGCTCTTCCCGGTGTCATGCTCAATCGCGTGGATGACGGGCTGGCTCAGCGGGATGTTGTTCGCCCACCGCCGGACCATCTCTGCGTAGTGGAACCCGAAGCGCTTGCGGAGGCGATCGTCGTTCACCTCGCCGGTGCGCAGATCGAAAACTCCGGTGGCCTCGGCGGCGGCCTTGACCACCTGGTGGCGGTAGCGGCACGCCAGAGCCTGGTGGAACGCGGTGTCGTGGTCCGGCAGACCGAGCGACTCCGGCTGGACGCTCAAGCAGAGCTCCCGGAATGTCGGCGCCGCCGGCGGCCAATCGAACCGGCTGCCCATGAACGTCAGCATGTTGAGCCCGTGGGCCAATTGCTGGCCGGTCAGCCCCTGGAGCACCGTAGCCCAGGCGCCGTCAGGATTTGGGTTGTCGCCAAAACTCGACGTCCAGCGGTGCCCGTACATCTCGGTCATCTTCACCCAGAGCCGTTCCAGCAGCCTGTCGGGCAGCCTCGTTGGCGGCGACGATTGCGTTGACGCGGTCGACGGCTGAGCGAGGGCCCTGTCGATGTGGGAGGCCGCGCTTTGCGGCACGATGGCCGGCTTGGCCTTCGGCGTTTCCTGCTTGGTTTCCATAGCTGCTCCTGTTCTGGTCGAAGCGCTGGTTGCGGAGGAGGTTCTGCGCAAGTTCGTGTTCCCACTGGCCCTGGGACTGATACTTCTCGGGGCGGTTGATCCAGTAGCTACGGAACTCGAGGAGATCCTCGTCGCGTAGCTGGTAGTTCTTCATGCCGTTACGGGTCAGTGTCGCGGGCCAGCCCCTGGCGCTGGGTAGCCAGGCGTCATGCATGGGGAATCGCTGTCCGGGCTGCGGGTCCTCGCGCGGTGGAGTAGTAGGAGGAATACCGGATACCGGAGGTGTGCCCACTTTTTCACTTTCACCCCCTCCCACATATCTGCCCTCTTTTTCCGGGAGAGCCGCGTAGTTACTGGGCTCCGACCCTTCCACATAACTGCCCGCTTCATCTGCCCACTTAGTGCCCACTTTTTTTCGGACGGATTGATCCCGTGAAGCCTTCGGCAACTCAAAAATCAGGCGCCTTTCGGCCAGATTGGGGCCTACCAGACCCACCTTCTGCAGCCAGACCAGCGCCCGCCGCAGTTCCTTTTCGGAGGGCTCGCCGCCCTTTATGCCCTGGTGCGGCTCGACGTAGAGCTCCTCGGCGATCGACTTCCAAGAGATCCCGCGCCGCTCTCCGACAACGCCTGTTGCGAAGTCCATGAACGGGCGCAGGGCGAACACGTAGATCTCGCGGGCAAGCATGGGTAGGCCGCGTAGCGCCTCCCGCTCCTCGTCGTTGATCTGGAAGGACGGCACGGATCACCCTTCGCCCGCCAGAACCGACTTGGCCATGCGGCTGAGCGTGGTGCATTTCGCCGCAGTGGAGTCCAGCGCGTTGATCAGGTCCGGAAGGAACTGGCCATCCCGCGCATCGAGGACCATGTCGTCGAAGACGCGGGTCCCAACGCCGGCGACATCACCGAGGCGTCGCATCAGCGCGCCGAACACCTTCATGGCGTCCATGCCCTCGGCCACGACCGGCCGCACCGGGAGCAGGCCGTACCGGCCGGACAACTCCAGCAGCGCGCGTTCGCGCCAGGGTTGCTCCAGTGCCTGTACCCATGACTCTTCAATCCAGGCCGGAATCTCGACGTCGCCGTCGAGCCAGCGCTCCACCCGCTTGCTCCAGTTCTTGTAGATCCGGGCGTAGTCCACGTGGCTGGTGGCCGCGCGTTCCAGGGCTTTCAGGTCCGGGTAGTCCTTGGCGCGGCAGCGTTCCGGCGCCCGCAGGTTCAGTTCGATGTTCAAGCGTTCGGCGAACCCGTCCTGCGACATGCTGGTCCGGGCGATCATGTCCTCGGCGATGGCGATCAGCACGGCATCGCGGGTTTCGTGTCGAGGATTCGACGTATGCATGGTGGCCCTCCTGGGCGAAGCTATTGGCATCCGAGCAACCAGCAGGAAGTCCCCGTCATGGATGACCTTCAACGAAAACCGCCGCTCTTTGCGATCAGCCGGCCTCTTGGAGGTGCGCGAGCTGCTGCTCAGGCGTCAACTCGGCATGCATGAGGTCAATTGCGGAACCCACGGAGTAGCTGGGGTTCTCGATGGCGCCCTTACTGATGCGAAAGATCGTGGAAGGATCGCAGCCAGCTCGTTCCGCGATGGCGCGGTAGGTCTTGCAAGCGGCCAGGAGGTCTTTGACCTTCGTGGCCAAGGTGGGGGTGGTCATGTGCATGCTCCTCTGGAGATATGCACAGTCTATGCATTGCCGCATAACTGTCAACGCATAAATAGCCTCTTCCCCTATGCACAAGGCATTGGCAGCATTGCATCCATGCAAAAAAGTACGATCCAACACACCCTGGCCGCCCTTCTGGCGGAGCATGGAATAACCCCAACGGAGCTCAGTCGCCGCACCGGCGTCGGGCAATCCACCATTTCCCGAATCCTTAGCGGCAAGATCGCCACGCCCAAGGATGAACAGGTCCACCCAATAGCCGAATATTTCGGCTTGAGTACAGATCAACTGAGAGGCAGGGCGACAATTGGTGCTGTGACTCCCCCCGCAGCATCCCGAGAGCCTGATGCGACGATGGACGGCCCGATTGAGGTCTGGGACGACAGCACGCCACTGCCTTCCGATGAGGTGCTAGTTCCATTCCTGAAGGAGGTGGAACTGGCCGCAGGAAGTGGCAAGATGTCTGTCGAGGTGAATTCGCGGCGTAGTCTGCGCTTCGGGAAGTACAGCCTGAAGAAGAAGGGGGTAGACCCCGCCAATGCGCGGTGCGTGACTATCACGGGCAACAGCATGGAGCCGGTACTCCGCAATGGCGCAACCGTCGGGGTGGATGTAGGCAATACCCGGATCGTTGATGGAGACCTCTACGCGATCAATCACGGCGGTCTACTCCGCGTCAAGCAGACCTACCGGCTGCCGGGCGGAGGCATTCGACTTCGCAGCTTCAACCGCGACGAACATCCCGATGAGGAATACTCACAGGATGAGATTATCGCCCAAGAGATCGAGATCATCGGCCGTGTGTTCTGGGGCGCGATGTTCTTCTGAAGGCGCTTGCGCGCCCAGTGGCAGGCCGGATGAATGATGAACAACTGACTGCCCTGCTCCTCGCCGTCGAGGCCCTCGACGAGCGCGAGAGCGTCATCCGCCAGCGCCTGCTCTACCAGGAAAAGGTCGACATCCTTGTGATGGTCCAGCAGCACGGGGCCGGCGCGATCGCCACACTCACCAAGGGCGGCCGGGTCATCTACGACCGAGAAGCCGGGACGACCGCCGGCCCCGACCAGGATTTCCTGGACTGGGCAATCTTCCGCTCGCCGCCGGGCACCCGTGCTGATGGCCTGATCTACGATGGCCCCGAGACAATTCAGCTGCTCGTCATGGATCATTCCTACCCAGGCCGCGCAGTGATCGGTAGCTACTCTCCATTCAAGGACCTGGCGGCGTACGAAACGAAGGGCGAATGCCGCGACGAATCCTTTCTCCGTGCTCAAGAGTTCTTCGCTGTGCTTGCCATAGCTACTCCACTTTCCGTTTTGGAGCAGCATGGTCGTATCACAACGGAGTTCACTTACCCTCCGCTCGTGCCAGGCCTCAAAGATGGGCGCCAGGGTACGTGGCTACCGCGCACAATGCCGAACTTCGAGGAATTACGGCTGCGATGCATGGGCAGAGGTGCTACACCGTGGCCGAGAAACGGCGGTGATTACCTGCGATTTCTTTTGCTTGCAAAGCGAATCATGGCCTGCCCGTTGAGCGATACCGACAAGATCAACCTGATCCATCGTTCCGCATCCTTCTTGGGTGAGGAAGGCCATTCCTTCGGCCGCTTTATCGACTTCCACGGCGGGCCTGACGCCCTACTCCGCCAGCTCCAACACTAATCTCTTCTCCCCCGTCCTGAAGCCCGCCCAAGCGCGGGCTTTTTCGTTCATGCATATCGGTGCGCATAAAAAATTGCATCAATGCATTGACATGCATATGCGCTGATGCATAATTCATCCAACGCCAGCAACACACCGCTGGCCAGGCCGCCGAGCCGACCGCTCTTTAACAAGTCAGACCCCACCGCAGTCCCGACAGCCGCAGGTCACCGCGACTGAGCGACGGTGGATAAACACGACTGCTGATGCCGGGTAATCCCGGCCAACTCAACGCCAGGCGTCGCGCTCCCTCAGCTCAGAACATCGAGCAGATAGCGCAAAGCGGGCTGAGGGTTGCACTGCTAACGCTCCCTGCTCGGGCCATGAATTGGCGCATTCCTGGGCACAGCGGACAGGCCTCGCAAAGGCTTGCGGTGAACACAACCAATAGGAGGAAACAGCCCATGAAGCACTAAGCCCAGCCGATGTTCGGATCGGCAATCCGCGCGTACGTGCCCTACTCAACGGGCCGCCGGGCTGCACTCAAGCGCGGAGTAACACTGATACCCCATGACCAGCGCTGTATGCCGATTGAAGGCGTTGCGAGGGAAGCCCAAGGCCAAACACATCGAGTCCGAGCTGCTATCGGCAGTGGTGAGGACACACCACCCGCGAGTTGTAGAAGCCCAGTTAGGCGAACGCGGGAGAAACACCGATTTCACTGGCTGGCCCTCCACCGAGGGCCAGACGGGAAGTCAACACGCCCTGGAGAGTGCGCGAAGACGAACCGCCAGGCCGCTCCCCGCTGCGCATGCAGCGTTCCCCCTCTTCGCCCGGCTCCGGCCGGGCTTTTTTCAACCTCCATTCGAGAGCACCCACCACGGCGCCCCACCGGGCACGACTGCCGTGTGCCTGGGTGCTGCCGAATGCAGGTGAACCACGGAGAGCATCCCGATGTGGACATACCGCGACCGCCGCAACCGCGCGGCTTTCAGCAACGCGCAACTCGCTTACGACCGTGCCGTCGACCCGCTCTGGGACCAGCCGGAGCCGGAACCAGAGCCCGAGGACGAGCAGGAGGACGACGATGGCCTTCAGCAATGAACGCGCGGTTCGGATGATTGAGGAAGGCATCACGGCCATGCGCCGGTCCCACTTCCCGCGCCCCGAACAGAGCTTCCTTCACGGCCAGATCGAACTGGCCTACGCAGTGGACTTCATCGACACCCGCCTCTACGACGACATGCGCCGCCGGCTCGACGCCGCAGCGGATTCGCGCTGGGCAGAACTCAGGAGCACGAACACATGACCACCCGCCCCGTTCGCTCGATCATCGACGACCAGCTCGACGATATCGAAGAGTTTGCCGGAAAGAGCATCCGCCAGGCCGTCGAGTTGGCCAACCGTCACGGCTACAACAACCCGTTCTTCGCCGACATATGCGGCGACCTCTGCGTTCTGCGCTTCCGGCGTAGCTCCCGCCTTCACGCGACAACCACCCTCACCCTGAAATGAGACCAGCCCCATGACTGCAGCTCTCGCATCGGTCGGCGCGCTCGACCGCACCAAGTACCTCGGCGGCAGCGATGTCGCCGGCATCCTCGGCATCAGCCCCTGGCGCACTCCGTTGGACGTGTACCTGGATAAGGTCCAGCCGCGCACCGGTCCCGTCGACCCGGCGAAGCAGAAGATTTTCACCCGTGGCCAGCGGATGGAGCCCTACGTCATCGACCTGCTGGCCGAAGAGACCGGCCTGAAGATCGTCGGCCGCGGTAACCGCTACCGCGACCAGCAGCACGATTTCATGGCCGCCGAGATCGACGCCGAGGCCGCCAGCGGCGAAAACATCGAGATCAAGACGGTCAGCCCCTTCAAGGCGAAGGAATGGGGTGAGGTTCAGACCGATGCCATTCCAGTCCACTACACCGCCCAGGCCATGCACGGCCTGATGGTCACCGGCCGCCAGGTCTGCATCTTCGGCGTGCTGATCGGCGGCGACGACTTCCGGGTGTACCGCGTCGAGCGGGACGACGAAACCATCGCGGCGATTCGCGAGAAGGAGGTCGAGTTCTGGGGACGCATCCAGCGCCTGGATCCGCCCGAAGCAACCGCTGTCACCGACATCCTCCGGCTGTTCGAACGTGACGCCGGAACCAGCATCGAGGCCGATGGCAAGGTCGTGGAGGTGTTCAACCGCCTGCGCGAACTGAAAGCCAAGGCCAAGGGCCTGGAGTACGAGATCGAGTCCGCAGAGGAGCGCATCAAGCTCTTCATGCAGGACCACGCCCAACTCACGGTCAACGGCAAGTCGGTACTGACGTGGAAGTCCCAGACCACCAACCGCTTCGACCAATCCGCCTTCAAGGAAGCCCACCCCGCGCTGTTCGAGCAGTTCAAGAAGACCAGCGAATCCCGCGTTTTCCGCCTCAAGTAACCGGAGCCCAGCATGTCCGCAACCGCCCTGAAAGCCGCCGCGACCGGCAATGTCGCCAACAACGGTCAGCCGAAAACGCTGGCCCACCTGATGACTGACCCGAAGATCAAAGCCCAGATGGCCCTGGCGCTTCCGAAGCACATGACCGCCGACCGACTCGCGCGCATCGCGCTGACCGAGATCCGCAAAGTACCGGCCCTGGCGAAATGCAATCAGGAGAGTTTCCTCGGCGCCGTGATGCAATGCGCGCAGCTCGGCCTGGAACCGGGTAACGCTCTCGGCCATGCCTACCTGCTGCCGTTCGGCAACGGCAAGGCGAAAGATGGCCTGTCGAACGTCCAGTTGATCATCGGCTACCGCGGGATGATTGACCTTGCCCGGCGCTCCGGCCAGATCGTTTCGCTCACCGCGCGCACCGTGCACCAGAACGACCAGTTCAGCTATCGCTACGGCCTCGACGAGGACGTCCAGCACGTTCCGGGAGAAGGTGAACGCGGCGTCATGACCCACGTCTACGCGGTCGCCAAGCTGAAGGACGGCGGCGTGCAATTCGAGGTCATGAGCAAGGCCGACGTCGACAAAGTACGCGCCACCAGCAAGGCATCCGGAAACGGGCCTTGGGTCACCCACTACGAAGAGATGGCCAAGAAGACCGTCATCCGCCGGCTGTTCAAGTACCTGCCGGTCAGCATCGAGTTGCAGACCGCAGTCACCCTGGACGAACGCGCCGACGCCGGATTGGACCAGGACAACGCGTCCATCCTCACCGGCGAATACAGCGTTGTTGACGACCAGGTCCCGGACGGCGTGAACACCGAGACGGGCGAAATCACCGAACCCGCCCCGGGCCAGCAGTCGGACACCGGCGACACCGGCACCGACGAGCTCAATCTCGAGTAACCGGCCATGCCCAGCCGAACCATCGAAGAGCAGTTCGACCGTGTCGAGGAGTTCAACAGCCTCCTCGGCGCGGCGGAGCTGAATGCTGCCACCACCTGGGAAGAAGAGTTCACCGCCGACCTGCGCGCCAACTTCCAGCGCTACGGCCCGCGGATGTTCCTCAGTGAGTCCCAGCACACCACCCTCGAACGCATCGCCAACCAGTAGGAACAGCAGCCAATGACAGCCCAAACCGCCGCAACTATCGCTCAAGACCCCGTAGAAGAGTTCGACGAGGAACAGCCCGCCACCGTAGTTTCCCTCGCTGCCGAAACGCTCGGCCGCGACCTGCTCCAGGCCCTGCTGCAGGAGGTCCGCGTCCTGCCGGATGTCTGGCCGAAGCTGACCGAAAAGAAACAAGCCGACGTCATCGACCGCCTGCGCAGCACCGTGGAGCGCACCGTGAAGTATGCAGTCAAGCTGATTTCCGCCGGCGAGCGCCCGGCCATCGGCGGCATCCTGGAGTCGGTGGCGATCAAAGAAGGCATCAAGGCGACCTTCAAGGTCAGCCAGTTCGACCCGCTGCGTCACGACCTAATCGACCGTGCCGGCAAGGTCTGCATGCTGGTGGTGGCCGACGCTGAGGAGTACCTGCAGGGCATGGACACCGTCGTACCCGATCCCGACCAGAGCGCCCTGGCCCTGGACGAAAGCGACGATGGCGACGACGCCGGCGGCACTGGCGCGCAGGACCCGCTCTACATTGAAGCGGTCAGCCATGTCATCGACACGCGCCGGGTCAGCATCAGCGGGCTCCAGCGCTACCTGAAAATCGGCTACAACCGCGCCGCGCGCATCGTCGAGGAAATGGAAGCCGCCGGCGTTGTATCGGCACCGAACTCCAACGGCGAGCGCGAGGTGATCCTGCAATCACCGCCGGAACCGGAAAAAGACCTGCTGAGCAGTGCCGCCGAGCCCGGCGCCACAACCTACGGCGGCCACACCATCGACGACATCACCGTTCTGGTGCTGCGCAAAGACGAGATCACCCCGGGCTGGCTGCAGTCGCGCTTTGCGCTGAGCACCGACGAGTCCTTGGCTGTCGCCCTGAAGCTGCTCGACGACGGTGTGATCACGCTCGCCACCGAAGGCGAATCGCCTGACCTCAACACCTACCGCGTCGCCGTTGCCACCAAGGCGCCGGCCGAAGAGCCCATCACCCTGGAGTGAGCCATGCGCATCACGAAACTCGAAATCACCAACTTTCAGGGGCTGCGTCATGCGGCCCTTGATGTTTCTGCGCCGGTGCTCCTGGTGGCCGGCCATAACGGCGCCGGCAAGAGTTCGCTGCTGGACGCCGTCGCCATGGCCTTCAACGGCCAGCCGCGCCGCGTCTCACTGAAGAAGGAGATGGACAAGCTGGTAACCGAGGGCGCCAAGAAGGGCGAGGCGCACGTCGAGTGGCTGGACGATGCCGGCGAGGTGCAGGCCTGCGGGGTCGCGCTGCCTAGCGGCAAAGGCTCCCCGCTCGCCGACTCGCCGTTCCTGCCGTTCGTGCTCGACGCCAGCCGCTTCGCCGCTCTGGACGCCAAAGATCGCCGCCGGGTGCTGTTCGACCTGACCGGCGCCAGCGCCAGCCCGGCCGAGGTCGCCAAGCGCCTGAAGGCCAAGGGCATCGACCTGGCGCTGTTCGAGAAGGTGAAGCCCCTGCTCCGTTCCGGGTTCTCCGCCATGGTCGGCCAGGCAAAGGACTACGCCAGCGAAGCGCGCGGCGCCTGGAAAGCGGTCACCGGCGAGAACTACGGCAGCGAGAAGGCCATTGACTGGGCGCCGGAACTGGTGGCCACCGCGGTGACCAACGACCAGGTCGAGGAAGCCCGTAACGCCCTGCAGGCGCTCGAGGACGATCTGGCTGAAGCCCAGCAGACCTTGGGCGCCAGCAAGCAGGCCCGCCAGGCCGCCGACGGCCGCGCCCAGCGCATAGCCAATCTGCGCGAGCTGGTAGACCTGGAGCCGCGCCGCCGCAACAAGCTGAGCACGGACGAGCAGAACCAGGACGAGTGGTCCGAGAAGGTCATGGCCGCCGAGCTGGCCTCGTCCGGCAGCGTGCCGCACCAGCCGCTGACCTGCCCCCACTGTCAGGGCGCGGTCGACCTGCAGGCCGGTGCTCTGGTGGTGCATCAGCCGCCTGAGAAGATCGCTGACGCCGAGGCAGCCAAGCGTCTGCCGGAATACCGCGAGTATCTGGCCAGTGCTCAGCGCGCCGTGGCGAACAGCCAGCGGGACCTGGACGAGTGCCTGGCCGCCGCCGAGCAGATCAAGGCCCTGGAAACCGAGTCCGCCGACGCGCCCAGCGCCGAAGCGATCGCCAACGGCGAGCAGGCTATCAACGAACTGCGGCAGGCCCGCGACGCGAGCCGCGCGAAGCTGGTGGCCCTTCAGGAAGCCATGGAAGCGGCTGCCCAGCGTGAGGCCTCGATCGCGAAAGCGCAGGCCGCGCACCGGGATGTGGTGGCGTGGACCGGCATGGCCGACGCGCTGTCGCCGACCGGAATCCCGGCTGAGATCCTGGCCGACGCGATCGGACCGGTGAACGAGCTGCTGCAGCGCCTATCCGGCACCGCCGGCTGGTCGCCCGTGCAGATCAGCGCCGACATCGACGTCACGTTCGGCGGCCGGCTGTACAGCCTGCTGTCCGAGTCCGAACGCTGGCGGTGCGACGCGACTATCGCCCTGGCCATCGCGACGATCTCCGGCCTGCGCTTGGCGTTGCTGGATCGCCTCGATGTGCTGGATATCCCTGCTCGCACTCAGCAGGCGATGAAGCTGTTCCAGAGCCTGGCCGCCGGCGGCGAGATCGACACGCTGATCGTCGCCGGCACGCTCAAGGAACCGATGGCGAAGACGCCGGCCTGGCTACAGGCGGTCTGGATCGACGCCGGGCAACTCGCCGACCAGCAGCAACAGGCTGCGGCCTGACCCTCGATACAGCGCCCCACCCGGGGCGCTATCTCTTCCAGCACGCACCGGACGCCGCCCTGTGGGCGATTCAACCATGCCTCGTGGGCCGCCCTGTCAGGCAGGGCGGCGTCCAGTGCGTGCCGTTCCCCAAGGAAACAGCATGACCGCCTATGAAGACTTCTTGCGAGCCAAGGTCCGTCTCGCCGAGCCGAAAGGCTTCGAGGTGAAGCCATCGGCCTTCCATCCCCTGCTCAAGCCGCACCAGCGAGCCATCGCCACCTGGCTGGTGCGCCAAGGCCGCGCGGCCTGTTTCGCGGCCTTCGGCCTGGGCAAGTCGGTAATGCATCTTGAAGTGGTGCGCGTCACCCGCGACCTGGCCGGCGGCTACGCGCTCATCACCATCCCGCTGGGTGTGCGCCAGGAGTTCTACCGAGACGCCGCGATGCTCGGCATCACCGTCCGGTTCATCCGAAGTTTCGACGAGGTAGACGACCCCAACACCATCTACCTGACCAATTACGAGACCGTCCGCGATGGCAAGCTCGACCCTCGACGGTTCAGTGTGGCCAGTTTGGACGAAGCCAGTTGCCTGCGCGGCTTCGGCGGCAGCAAGACGTTCCGCGAGTTCATGGCCCTGTTCGCGGGTGACGATCGCGCCGCCGGCATCCGCGGCGATGGCGTCCGGTACCGGTACGTGGCCACGGCCACGCCGAGCCCGAACGAATACATCGAGCTGCTGGCGTACTCGGCGTTCCTCGGCGTGATGGATGTCGGCCAGGCCAAGACCAGGTTCTTCAAACGCAACTCGGAGAAGGCCGACCAACTCACCATCCATGCCCACAAGGAGGGCGAGTTCTGGATGTGGGTGGCGTCCTGGGCGATCTTCGTTCAGCGCCCCAGCGACCTCGGGTTCAGTGACGAAGGCTACGCCCTACCGGAACTGGACATCCGCTGGCACGAAGTACCGTCTGACCACTCGCACGCCGGCCACGAGCGCAATGGCCAGGGACGCCTGCTTCGTAATACCGCTATTGGCGTGCAGGACGCCGCCGCCGAGAAACGCGAGAGCCTGCCCGCCCGGATCGCCAAACTGATGGAGATCCGCGCCGAGGCCCCAGATGCTCACCGGATCATCTGGCATGACCTCGAGGCGGAACGCCACGCGATCGAGGCCGCTATCCCCACCGCCATCAGCGTCTACGGCGCCCAGGATCTGGAGGAGCGCGAGCGCGCGATTGTCCAGTTCAGCGACGGCGAGTTCCAGGAACTGGCTGCCAAACCAGTGATCGCAGGCAGCGGCTGCAACTTCCAGCGCCACTGCTCGTGGGCCATCTACCTGGGCATCGGCTTCAAGTTCAACGACTTCATCCAGTCCATTCACCGCCTGCACCGATTCCTGCAGACAGGCCGTGTGCGCATCGACCTGATCTATACCGAGGCCGAGCGCGACATCCGCCGCCAACTCGAACGGAAGTGGCAGCAGCACAACACCATGGTTCAGCGCATGACCGAGATCATCAAGCAGTACGGCCTGTCCGTGGCCGCCATGGCACAGACCCTCACCCGCTCCATGGGCGTGGAGCGCGTCGAGATCAAGGGCAAGGACTACACCATCGTCAACAACGACACCGTGCTCGAAACCTGCCGCATGGAAAGCAACAGCGTCGGCTTGACCATCACCAGCATCCCCTTCAGCACCCAGTACGAGTACTCGCCGAACTACGCCGACTTCGGCCACACCGACGACAACGCGCACTTCTTCGAGCAGATGGACTATCTGATCCCGGAACTGCTGCGCGTGACCATCCCCGGGCGTCTGGCCTGCATCCACGTGAAGGATCGCATCATTCCCGGCGGAATGACCGGCCTTGGCTTCCAGACCGTCTACCCCTTCCACATGGAAGTGACTCGAGCCTTCGTCAAGCATGGCTGGGCCTATATGGGCATGAAGACCATCGTCACCGACGTGGTTCGCGAGAACGCCCAGACCTACCGCCTCTCGTGGACGGAACAGTGCAAGGACGGCACCAAGATGGGTGTCGGCATGCCCGAGTACCTGCTGATCTTCCGCAAGCCCCCCACCGACAACTCCAACGCCTACGGCGACATTCCGGTGGTCAAGGCCAAGCCCCTGTGCATCGACGAAGACGGCCAGATCGTCCCCTTCGCCATGGACAAGAAGCTCACCGTCACCCGCGGCAACGGCTACAGCCGGGCACGCTGGCAGTTGGACGCCCACGGCTTCACCCGCAGCAACGGCAACCGTCCGCTGACTGAAGCGGACTTCGAAGGCATTCCGCACGACGTGATGTTCAAGCTGTACCGCGACTACAGCCTGTCCACCGTCTACGACTTCGAGCACCACGTCCGCATCGGCGAATCGCTGGAGGTCACCGGGAAGCTGCCCACCGGCTTCATGCTGCTGCCACCGCAGTCCTGGCACCCGGACGTATGGACCGACGTCGCCCGCATGCGGACGCTCAACGCCCAGCAGTACAGCAAGGGGCAGGAAATGCACCTGTGCCCGCTGCAGTTCGACATCGTCGACCGGGCCATCGTGCAGTACTCCATGGAAGGAGACCTGGTCTTCGATCCCTTCGGCGGGATCATGACCGTCCCGTACTGCGCGCTGAAGCTCAAGCGCAGGGCCCGTGCCCACGAACTGAACTCCCGCTACTTCCTGGACGGTGCGGGCTATTGCAAGTCTGCCGAGGAAGAGATGGCCATGCCCGACCTGTTCGCCCTGCTCGAGGCAGATGCTGACATCACCCATAAGGAACCCGCCGCATGATCAAGCGCACTCTCTACCACTTCCACTTCTGCTGCGGCCTGGGCGGCGGTGCCGCCGGTTTCAACCGGGCGCGCCCGCGGGTCGGCCAGCGCTCGGCACGACAATGGCAGGTGGAGCGTCGCCGACCCGCGCATGCCGGCGGCGAACGACCGGCTGACCTGCATCATCCAGTCGCTGGACGGCACTTGGCACAGGCCGTTTACCACCCTGGAACTCGCCGCGCTGCAGAGCCTGGTGGACCCGGAAGAACAGTTGATCCTCGACGGCCTGAGCGACAGCGACTGGCGCGAGCGCATCGGCAACGCCGTACCGCCGGCCGCGGCCGAGGCCATCGCCGGCGTGATGGGCACCACCCTGCTGCTGGCCGAGCAGGGCGAAACCTTCATGCTCAGCAATACGCCGATCTGGGTGCGCCCAGTCGCGGTGGCGCTGAGCGTCGCGCAACAGGAGGCGCAACCGTGAACACCGAACAGTTCATCCGTGACTCGGCCGCGCGCGGGCTTTCCCGGCGCGCCACCCGGCTGGCCCTGGGCATCGGTCCCTGGGTATTCCGCGAAATGCTGACCCTGATGCCGGACATCGCGTGGCCGGCGAAGGGCCAGTCGCTGGACCACAAACGGGCCAACTCGCAGAAACGGGGTTACTGCACGCCGGCACTCGCCCGCGCACTGGACCAGGCCCGCCAGGCACGCAAGGAAAAGCACACCCACACCGTGCGCGGCCGGACCGGAACCATAGAGGAATTGGTGGGGACGCTGCCGAGCCCTGTCTCGGCCAGCACCGTACGCAGGCGGCTCGCCGGAGGCATGCCGCTCGAGGAAGCCCTCCTCACCCCAGCGACTCCGCCGTTCAGCAACTACAAACGGGAGAATCCCGATGATCACGAATAATTCAAAGGCTCCTTCATGCACTTGCCCGAGTGGCGACGGCTCCCTCCGCCATCCCTGCCCGGCACATCCTGCGGTAGAGCAGGCAGGTACAAACGTCGGGCATGGGCACGTCTTCCCACGTGCTGACGGAGTGAAGATGCGGTGCGGCGGCCCTGGACTCTGCTCGGAATGCACTGCCGACGCTTCCCGTGCCCGCGCCGCCCTGGCGCAGCGTTCTGAATTCCATCAGCACCTGAAAGAATGCGCCGACGAGGTTGCAACCTGGCCTTCCTACAAGCGTGAAGCACTGACGCAACCCTCCCCGAAGTGCGTGAAGTGTGGCGGTACTGGTGAAGCCGATTCCGGTGGTGTACACCCATGGGGAGAGCCGATCTTGATCCCCTGTGATTGCGAGACCGAGAAGGCAGAGGCGGAGCGGCCGGAGGGGCCAACCGAGGACGAGCTTGAAGCAGCCGGGCTCGGCTACCCGCTGCACAAGGAAGAAGCGGTAAAGCTCTGGTATTCCGGGTTCCGCTCCGAGGTGATCACCGTTCTGGAGGCGTGGGAAGCCATCGGCCACGACATCGGTATGAACCCGGACAAAGGCGAACTGCTGGATTCGCTGCGCTACATGCTGGAAAAGTGCGAGGCACATGACGCCGCCCTGGCCGAAGTCGCAGGACTTAGGTCATTGCTGAATTCGCTTCTTTGTTATGTAGAACGCGACATTGATAGGATGCGCAGCGACCGCGACAAGTCAGACAACAAAGAAATTTATGACCGGTCCATTTCTCTCGCAATGGAGAGGCTGAAAGCTGCGCAGAATGCAGTCTTCACCACTGAACCAGGGTGTGACACTGCCGTGGAACTGGCTGCACAAACCACCCAGGCTCAGCAC